GACTACTCCGCTACCCCCACTCACGCTTTAAGGGCTACAGCTCATCAATCAAGTAAGCTGCGAGCCCTCCGCAAGTGCATTGCAACGGAGGGTGCTGTTTTCTTAGCGACCTCTCGATAGAAGGTGTAATATTGAGGGTCGTGAGCATACAACATCTGCATAGCTTCCAGAGTTTGATCAAGGTGTTGTGCAAACTCGAGCTTATACAGATGCTTCTTGTTGTATGCCGGTACGCATTTATCCGAAGTGTACTGAAAACCAGCAAACTCTACATCGGATCTGACGTCTACAGATTTTATCTTCACACCAAACTGGCGCAAGACGTCAACGTACGCGTCAACATCGAAGTCGGTGACATCCTGAACCGTATCATCCCCAAGAGTCGCAGGCAGGGCTTTCCGCACGTCAAAGCCTAATTGAATAGCTGCTAAAACGTGCAGGAGCACCTGAGATACGCTGTTGAGGAGTATAGTCAGGAAGCATCCAGACTTCATGACGCCTATACCAGATTGCCTAATCTCAAACCCGTCTTGAAACCTATACAAAGGTTTCTCAAACAAGAGTCTAAATCGAGCCTCAGCCATTGAAATCCACCACTGTGGCGGATCCAAAGCCAAATGCTTAATCAGAGATAGCCACATAGAAACCAACCAGCCCGGTACAGTCCAATCCCACGCGCTTTTGTCTAAGCAAAGATTTCTACCTCGCCTAAACATAGCGGGAATGACTCTCCAACCGCCTTTTGCCGGCGTCCATCCCACGAAGCAAGGTGTTCTGCCCACGTTCTTAAGGCAAGCATTAGCAAGCCATCCAAACAGGACTCTATCCACCATAGCATCCACGAGAGACACCGCGCTGATCAGTCTCAATCGGCCTTCAGCAATCTTAGAAGTCTTATGAGGTTCCGGCTTGACAAAGGTGAAAATTGGGTCCGCTATGTCTCCACGCAGAAGCTCCTCACACCTAAGCCTAACCAGAACTCTCAGCTCATTCACTCTAGCCTTATCATATCCTAGTCCGTCAAAACCCAGCGCATCGCCTATAGTGGCGTACTGCTGGTAGTATCCAAAACCGGTGCTCGAGGTATTATCTAACCCCTCAACTCCTTTAGCGAACCATACTTCGAAGAAATCGTTGAAAGAGCCGTTTGTAGAGATATTAGTCTTCCAACATCCAAAGATGTCTGCGGCTTCTTCAACTGCTTGTTCTTGTACTCTTCCTGTAGGCGGCCGCGAGCCAGCTTGAGATTCTTCAAAGATTCTGATATGCTTCTCAAAGCTTCGTCTCGCTGCACACGGATCAGTCTGAGGCCATTCGAATCCGAGGTTGCTGGGGTCGAGGATATAGTTTCTCGGCGGGCGGCAGGTTTTGGCTTTTGCACAGGAACGGACGTTCTTTTCGACGGGCCAGGAGCCCCGGTAGCATGAGCAGCCACCGGGGCTTTGGCGTTTCCCGGCTGTTGATTTGAGGCCTCTTCTTGGATCTCTCTCAGCATTGCTTGCACATCTGCTATTAGATTCTCACAAGGTAGGTCATTGATGGTAACTTGCGTAGGCTCTTCGCTCTCTCCCTCAAACACCATTGGGGTAGTTCTACGTTCCACCTTTGATAGAGTGTCTCTGTCGGTCAAATAATACCTTCCACCTACTCTGACACGGAACCTGTCTGGATCGTACGGACTGATCTCATAATCAAAATCTCCATACTTAGTTATCTGGTCTAGAAGAAACTGGTCACTGTCCTCTTTTCGAGAACCGTCCAGCATAGCCAAGTAAGCGGAAATATATCCCAAATTCTCAGCGCCACCTCCCAGGTGCATTCCATGAACCCTATTTCCCACGAAATAAGGGGCTCCTGAAAATCCTCCGGTTGTTGAGCCTCGGTATCTTGCGAAACCGAAAGCTGCATGAGGCTCTAATAGACCAAGACTACTGCTTCCAAAGCCTGTAACTTTACAGAACAAGCCGGCATTATCAGCCACAGCGTTCTTCTGGAGCTTAGCCGAAGCTAACTTCAGAACTTGTATCTCAGCAGGTGAAATGACCGCGACAGCCACGTCTCCCTCTATCAACTCAAATCTGCTGCTCGGTATCCTAACTTCTCCCGAAGAGGAAACAAGCAGCACTTCGTCATAAACGTCAACAACATGCTTGGCGGTATAGAGATTGGCATCGATTCGAAACCCTTGGCCTGAGCGGATGAAATCTTTTCCGCTTATGCCGAAAATCTTAACCTGGAAGGGAGGCATTTCTTCACCTATCAACTCACTTCCTGGCTGCATCCTCTCAGGCTCGAACATCATAGACCCATTGGTCACTTGATGAGGTCTCAAGAACCTCACTACCAAAATCTTAACCATCAACAATAGTAGAGTCATCTTTATCAATTCCTCCACCATCATGACTTTCCATTCTTCCCATGTGGCATTGGTCGATAGCTCGGGGCCGGCGTAAATTAACTTGATTCGGTCCTCGCTTCTCACTTCGATATAAGCCGGTTTCATTCGCCATACGAACCACAAACACAGCCAAATCAAAGGAGCGCTTTTCCAAAACAGAAAATTCACCAGCCTGACGGCATAAGACATCAACTTCACGAAAGACATGTTGTTAATATGATTTATTACTGACTTTAAGAAACCTTGAAACAAGGAAAGAAAACTACAAAGAAACCGCGGAGTGAACTCACGTAAAGTCAAAGAAAT